CACTATTATGCCTCTTTAAGTATCTAAATATAGGGTATAATCTACTTTTATACCCATACCGACGCTTAAAATGACCTAAAAATAGTATATATTTTAAAATATATGTGTATTTTTTAAGTAATTTAGCATAAAAATAGATTAATACCGACGCTTATGGGTATAATAATAGATTAATACTTAAAAAATATAATATCTATACTTAATATATAGAGAAAATGACGATATATAATGGTTCAAACGGTTCATTAAATTTATATTACAAGGGTTTGCTTATCAGCTCATTCGCATTAACTAAAAAGAAAACTTTTGATGTATATAAATATCAAGGCGAACATTTTATCTTAACATCGATGAAAGAAAATATTAAAGTGAAACAAATTATCTATACTTGTACTTATTTTTGTAATTTAATATATACAAGAAAGAAAAATAAACAAGCTATAAGAAAAAGCGATCATGAATTATTTCTTGGTACTTTATTCGCTTTAATGAAATTAAAAATAATTGATAATGATGAAACAAATGGTTATTTAATTATGCCGAAGAAGAAAACTTAACATTATATTTTTTTGTAATTGCCGAATCAGTTTTTCTTGCATTACCACCAAGTATATAACTATACACACGAGCATAAGCCCAGCTTTGTGGTGTTTGATTAGGTCTCGAACCAGCACTATAATAAGCACCTTCACCTTTCTTAAAAACTGCATCAATTGCTTTAAATGGTATGCCGGTTACTTTTGCAATATTTCTTTTAGTTCTACCACCTTTCATTTTGTCTAATTCTTTACCATACTTTTTATTAAACTTAACCGTCCATGATGATTGTCTCGGTTTGGCTGATGTCTTGGGTCTTTCTTCTTTTTCAAAGATAGATTTAATTTGTTTCTGTCTTTCATAACCTTTAAGATTACCTAAATAATTTTTAGGTACCATTTTACTTTTACCTTTATAAGTGATCTTAATTTTATCAACCATCTATATCATCTAAAAGATTTTTTAATGGTTTAATAAATTTTTGTTTTATATCAACACAATCGTCTATCTCTTGCTTACCTCTATCCCATCGCCCTCTTTTGCATATCTCAAAATCAGTACTTCTATGTTCCCAACCATAAATACCATCATTACAACGCCACAAATAAAAGATTCTTAAATGAGGGCATTTCTTTAAAATTTCATCACCCTTCTTTAATTTATTTTCACCAAAGAATAAACTACAATATTGATCGTGTCTTATTCTTCTTGTTTTCATCTCAATAAAATAATTATCATTATATTTATCGAATTCATAATATTCACCCATCTCGGGGTTCAGCTTTGATTTCATTAATTTACCAAATACACTTTCTAGATATTCATGAGATTGTTCTTCACTTAAAAAACCAAACTTTAAATCTTTGTTTAATTTCTTATAATCCATCTTTATACTTATAATATAGAAAAAAATTTTGATAAAAACGCACTATGGCTCAATTCTATTAACAGCTACTTCATAAATTTCGGGGTCTAATTCTATACCAATAAAATTTCTATTCATATTCTTACAAGCTACACCAGTAGAACCACTACCCATCGTGGGGTCTAAAACAACATCACCTTCTTTAGAATAATATTTTAATAACCATTCTATTAATGCTACGGGTTTTTCAGTACTATGTTTACCTCTTGTTGATTTAATTTCTAACATAGTTGTGGGTAGTGGTGGTTCATATTTTTTATTTCTATAACCATCTCTTAAACTATCATCGGTTTTATTTTTTTGATAGCAATCTTCTTTAACAACTGATACTGGTAATGGTGGGTCATAAATGGGTTCATCACCTTTCTGTAAGTGTCTTGGGTTCTTATATAATTTACCATTCTTAAATCGTTCTTTCGCATCATAAACATCTTCTTTAACAACTGAATCGGGTAAGGCTGGGTCATATCTTGACCCACTTGTTTTAGGTTGTTTTATATTTAATTTACCATAAGCACCATCTTTCGCTTCAACCGGTACATCTTTATCAATAAATTTATGTTTATGTGAACTTAAATCATAAAGAGGTAATTTTTCATAAAATACATAAACCATTTCATGCTTTCTCATAGGCATCTTTTTCGCTGATAGAAAACCAGCTGGTGCTGATTTCACCCATACTAAATCATATCGAAAAGGGCATTTCTTCGGTGCTGATTGTATTAACTCAACACCAAATTTAGTTGTTGTAGTCATAAAGATTGGTGTATTTATTTTCTTGATTCTCATTATTTCTAACCAAAACTTTTCTAAATCAATCTTACAATCCCACTTACAGCTTGTTTGCCCGTATGGTAGATCACAGAAGATAAAATCAATACTATTATCATCTATACCTTTCATTTCATCTAAACAATTGCCGTGTAATAATAAACTCATTTTATAATACAATAATATATTTTATTTTTGATATTTAACCTATGGGTCTAAAATTGACCCTTGACCTAAAATAGACCCATAGAGAATTGTTTTCATATAGACTTATAATTGACCTTGGGTCTAAAATTGACCCAAACTATATAAAGATTATTCGCTATATGAATATATAGAAAAAAAAGAAACAATAAAATATAATTATTGATTAATATAAAAAGAAAAGAAAAACAAAACAAAACTCAAAAAATAATGTTTAGCCAAGAACATAAGGACTTGTGTAATCACTACAAGCGTCTCGCCCTTGAGTTTGAAAGCAAACGAAATGAACTTAAAAATTCTAAAAGATATTCTCTACCACAGTTCCAAAGAACCGAATATCAAAAAGATCAATTAAGAGAAAGAATGGATGATATTATTGATCTTCTACCAAGGGGTATTAACTTGAATCTTTTTTGTTGGCGTCTTGATATGGGTATGGATGAATATAACACTCATTGTCTAATTCATCTTAAAAGTCTAATCAATCAAAAGTAACTAATATTGGGTTTTCTTCTGTTGCTCTTCTAATTGTTAGTCGATACATTATTTGTTGTTTAATAAATTTATTATTGTTTAATTCTTCCTCTACTTCGGCAGTAATTACCGGATTTATATGATTCTTACAAAAAATACTATTGTTATACATTCTACAAGCTCTCCTAACACTTGGTAGATCACCCCACATATAAATAGACATTATATCATTATAAGGATCTTCACTATTTGAATATGTTGCTCCATCAAAAATATAATCATTTTTACCCCACTTGATTATCTTTTTTGCCTTAAACATTATTTGATTTTTTATTTGAGTATTTGGTCTTTGTTTCGGTGATATATTCTTTAAGTAGTCTTTTAATTCGGTTTCATTATTAATATTATTATTAAATTTAAAATCTTTCATATAAAAATCTATATCTTTGATTATATTACCCTTGCTTAATTTATCATCTATAATTACTCCGTGCTTTTTAAACAAAGTAACTATATCCTTTTTTGAATGAGATTTATCAACTAACATTTTATAATTTATAAGATATATTTTTTTTATCTAATAGACTTATAAAGATGCCCTACAAAACCGGAAAGAGAAAGAAGATAAAATTAAAGCTGAAGGTGTTAAACAAGGAGCAGCACTCCAAAGAGTAATAGCAAAGAAAAAAGCTAAAAAGTAATAGGTCTAAAACTGACCTATGACCTAAAATAGACCCATAGAGAATTTATATCATATAGACTTATAATTGTATTAAGGTCTAAAACTGACCCATTAATCTTTTGCTTTTTTAACATATGTATCTAATGCTACTGCCTTGCTATGACCCATTACCTTATTATCTTTCTCTAACTCCTTTTTCATATCACCATATTTTGATGATAAATAAATTTTCCTTAATAATGTTGTGCTTATCGATTTACCCATATATTTTTTAGAATATTTAAGTAACACCTTACTTAATTCGGTTCTTGTTAATGGCTTACCAGTTGATGTCTTAAATAAAACACCATTACCATTCATCTTAAGATAATATCTTAATATCTTTCTCAAATCCTTGTCTTCTATCGGCAAATCTAACTCTTTATATTTCTTGCTTGTTTTGTATTGATTTAATACAAAATATAAATTACCCTTTGATGGTACAATTAAATAATTGTTTTCTTTCTTTTCATCATCACTCAACTTTTTATATGCTGCTTGATTAATAGCCATCATTCCAGCAACATCATTACGCATCGGCATTCTTGAATAAATATTAAATAATGTATATGCTTGTAAAAGTTGCATCTCCTTCTTTGTAATATCATCATTACTTTTCTTTTTTATCGGCTTTAAATCTTCAGCCATATCATTTATCATTTTGTAAATAGATTCTATATCGGTGAAATTCTTACTTTGTTTATCACTAATTACTCCACTCTTTTGTTCGTCACTATACTTATCATTTAGCTCATCCCTTAATTCTCCATACGTTGTTAATAATTCATCATACTTTTCATCATGGTTAAGAGCCATTAAAAGAACAACAATCGCATTTAATATATTTCTTTGACTTAAATAATGAAGGTCTTTAATCTTATCCATTACATCATCGGGCTTTGATAAAAAATCATAATTATCAGTATCATAAATTTTTTGTAGCTTCTTGAGATTAACTTCATATTGTTTTACTGTATTTGGTTTCACATTAGGTCTTGCCTTTTGTATTTCTTCAGTAACATTATTAGAATCTATCTTCATATTTATACTATAAAGATAGATTATTTTTAAACTAAAAAAAACGAGAAAAAAGTAGATTATTTATTTTTATCTTTATTTACTTTTGCTAATTTTGTATTATTTATTTCTTTCACTTGATCTAGCAATTCAGTATTTGAAGAAATTAGTTTTTCAGTCCAAGTTTTTAAATCTTCATATTTTTGCTTCTCTTCTTCATATAACTTTTTGTATTTATCACACTCTAAATATTCTCTTATGATCGCCAAGTAATATAACATTTATATCTTAATTTAGAAAAAAATTTAAGCGAAATAACACGAAAATTGTCCGTCCTCAATCTTCGCAACCTTCAGCATCTCAAGATAGACACGGAGAGTGTAAGTATCAGCTGGTAAGCCAGTTGCCTTGTAGGTTAAGTCCATACCCTTGTTATTTACACGCTGACCCTTATTGGGTCTAATCGCAGTCCAGCGGAAAAGACCACCAACACCGACTGCTCCACTACTCTGTATGTGTCCCTCCATAGTTTCAGCGGTGAGTGCCGTTACACCACTCGTTTGGTATTCATCACGTGTAACCATAGGAACCTTACCCTCCGCAGAATGTGTAGTGTGGAAAAGGAGAGCGGGATTCTTGCGATCAACATTAAACTCAAATAAATCATTATATAGGAGATTTACCGATAGTGATTCAGCCGCTGGAACATCCTTCGCAGTAACACCATTAAGGAGAGATACTGGTGTGAAGTTCTCATTACGCTGAAGACCCATAATAACCTTTGATACAAGGCGACCATTACCACCAAGCTGGAAAGTGAGGTCGGCGAATGCTGCTTGGTCTCCGGTTCTCTTTGCTAGGCGGTAATCAGCATACTGAAATGTTAAAGTCTTATTCTGCTGCTTATACTTCTCCATTACTTCACCATCGAAACTAATAGAATCATAAATAAGTTTTACTTCATCTTGATTAATTTGATACTCAACTTGGTTACTACCAGCATCACTATTAGCAACACACATACGGCGAGATAGACTCGCAGCCTCAAGAGAACTAGTAGTGGGCTGGAACTCAATATCAATATGAACTTCTTGGTCTATCATAAATAGAGGCAACTGATTATATTTCATAAATGGGAAAAGGTCGCTTAAGTAAACCGAATATACGGGAGCATCAGCAATCGTCTGTGCCGATGTAGCATCGTGAAGTTGGAAAGGTAGAAGCTGGAATGTGCCGGCACCACCAGCAGCTGGAACAGTAGCATTTCGTCCAACATCTAAACCAACCTTCTTTGCTGAATTTGGTGGCTTATCAGTTGTGTTTGCCGTGCGGTCATCATATATCGGTTTATGAGCTATACACCTCTGCGATAAGAACTGCTCTCTCTCCTTATTATCTTCATTAGAAATGAAAAGAGACTGATAGGCGTGGAACTGATCGTAATCATCAACTTCGCACACAGTTTGATTACCAATACGAAGAGCAGCATTCTTAACAAGGTTAGAAATACCAATATTGAGAGGATAGAAAGCAGTAGAAGTTGTGAGAGGAGTTACAGCAAGAGTAACCTTGGAGTTGGAATGAAGGAAACCCGCAACACGCTGAAGTGTGAATCGCACACGATTCTGCGAGAATGTTACTGGGTCAATTACATCTGTGTGTAATTTCTGTCCGTAAGAAGAGGGAATAGCTCCAACTTTAATAAGATCGGGAATGCGGTCTTGAGAAACATCAGCTTTAGAATCCATTTTATATTATATTAAATATAAAAAAAACAAAAATAAATTTAATAAAAAAATTAATTAATAGAAAAAATACTTACATTACGACTTGGACTCCTTGAGAACCCGACCAAGCAACAACAACCTTACTCTTAATGAATAGATATGCCGACACCGGGTTGCCGTCATCTAATCCGTTAGTCATTTGAATAGAGAATTGGGCGTTGGAGAAATCAACACCTTCACTATCAAGCATATCATAGAGAACACCAACACCATAAGCAGCACCAGTATCGGGGATAAATCTATAACCAGTTACAGCATTCTGTGTAGCGGTGAAATTTCGGTTGGTATTGAGTGGGGAAACCGTAGTCCTTGTGTGCTGATGCTCGGGAATAATAGAAGATAAGAAACCCTTAATAACTTGAGAATCAACCACCGGTGTTTCATTAGAAGCACTACGAACTGACGAAACCTCAAATGAGGATGGGAAACGCTCACCATTACGGAGGAAGGAAATTGTTTCTAAATCAGCAACAGCTCCATCATCAGTACCATTTGCCGCCGCTGCTTTCGTAGGCATGTAAGTAAGGAAACCATCTTGTGCGAGATTATTAACAAAGTTAGATGGAACAAAATTCACAAATGATGCTAGAACTTTAGATAATCCAAGATTAAAGTTGATAATACTATTTGTTGATTCTAGAGTAGAGAAATACGATGTGATAGAATTAAATGATAAAATACCAGTATCGGGAGACGGAACACCATACTCAACCTCACAAGCAACCTCAATATTACTTAATTCATAGAAAGCATTAGCAACATTAGCAGTTGTAGCATCACTAGAATAAAATACTTGTGAATCCGGTGCTAAATGAATTTCTATCTCAAGAGGAACTTTTGATAATGGGAGTTTATCAGCTCCAAGAGTTAGACCCGAAGGGAGTGGAATACAAAAAGGAGATTCTCTTGTGTTGCGAATAACACTATCACGATATGCTTGATAATTAGGATAGATTAAAGCAGTTTCACCAAGGTGACCCGATACATCTTGCATACCCGCCATCACCGGCATATAAGAACTCATAAATCGTCCATAATGTCTAATATGTTCTATAACTTGTTTTGTTTCTGCGTGGCGAAAAACAAGCTGATCTATTACTGAATAAATACCAAGCTTGTGAGATCCACGGAGTTCATCGGCAGCAGCATCGGTTGGGTGCTGTGTCCCAGCAGCATCACGCCATATATTTAAATCACCACTCAATCGTAGAGAACTTAAATCTAACATAGCATCTTGGCGACCAAGAGTAATCGTAAGTATTGGATTACCACGGGCGAAAGACACCTTACCATTAGAAGGAACATTATTGGGCTGAACGGAAAGATACTTCTTTGAAACACTCATTTTATATTATACTATACATAAAATAAATAACAAATAAAAAATTAAAAAAAATACATAGAAAATACATATTTAATAGTGGGTCAGTTTTAGACCTTACTACAATTATAAGTCTATATGATATAAATTCTATATGGGTCTATTTTAGGTCATAGGTCTATTATTGACCTATCAATCTTTGATTTAGAGAGAAACCATAACTGAATCACCCTTAATGCTAATTCTGCGAAGGTGAAACATAAAGCAGTAGAGGAGCTTGTTATGGCTCGGGCTTCTATCACTACCATCAGCAGCAGTTTCATTATATAATAGCTGTAACTGATTTGTCTTATTATTTAAATTTGCTACACCATCATTAAGAGCATAAGCACGACCAATCAAGAAATTTCTATTGTAATCAACAAATGATCGGGGAACAATACCGGCTTGATTAAGTGCCTTTTCTAACTCAATTAGAGGCTGTGCCGCAATAGACACACCCTTATTAATTTTTGATACAACAATAGGACGAGATGGAACTAATTTATCATCTACTAACATTTGATACTGCGTCAGCTGGTCTATAATACCAACTTGACCGCTACGAATAGAATGGAGGCGACCATCCATAGTATTAACCTCTTCATCATAACAAGCACGAAGACCACCAATTAATTCAGCAGTATTTAATACCTTCGCATCACTCGGCATAACAATCATAGACTTTGCCCTTGTATTCGAAACTTGCATATTAATTGTCGCATTACGATTGCTTGATAATAGAGAATGTTTGTAATTGGTTACACTAGGAATATCAATCTCAATAGTTCCACCATCCCTCATCTTCTTCATCATACCGGCTTCATATCTTGGATCTACACTTACTTTTTGAATAACCATTTCCATATCAGCAATTTCACAAGTAGCGGGGTATGAAGTTCTCTTTGCGATTAATTCAGTTGATGTGTCGTCAGCTTCTACTCGCCTTTGGTCTAGAGCAGCAGAGAAAAGAACAAAGCTACTTGTAGTGCCGGCATTACTAGTTGCTGCTAATCCAGTCCCACTATTGCTATTTTGGAAATTAGCAAATGTAAGTTTAACGTAACCACCATCCATAGTAATATCAGTAATTACCGGATAGTTTTGAGCTCCCGTCTGCGTCAAAGCACATTCTTGGAGTGGGTCAGTTGCCGAACAAATACCAATTTTTTCACCTTTTACAAAAGGGCAATTCTCAACTGAAGTCATATTATTTTGTTTGCCTAAAAATATTTCAGTTTGATTAGCGGCATTATCAATAGCTAAATCTGCTCCAGCCGCATCTATACCATGAAAGACCGGATTCTGCTTTAGACGACGATTACGATTTACACTATCTAACTGCTTGATAAAACGTGCTGGGTCTTCTAAATCCACCTCAACAAATAATCCTTCAGTTAGTAATACCGGAAATACCGATTCACCCCCATCAGCGAAAAGTCCGGAATGGATTGGGAGTGATAATTTAGCACTTAAGAAATCATCAGCAGTTCCCCAATTACGAGTAGCGGGAACAGTACCAACTGGCTTGTAATATGGATTAGAAGATAAATCAATAAGATTGGAAACCGAAGTCCCAAGAGTGCCTCGGTTCTCAATAGTATCAATTAAACAACCTTCTTTTAATGCTCTCATTTTTCTCATACTATCGTCACTATCATAAGAATACTGAATTTGGACTTTAGCGTTGTATTCAGTAATTTCTTCAAGGAGAACAGCACGATTACCCGAATAAATTCTTAAATTCTTAACAACAGATTGTCCCCCGATGAATGGATCTAACTGAAGACGAGTTGGAACATCTCCAGCTGGAACAGCAAGTTTAATATCGAACTGAAGGTAAGAATTCTTACCATCCATAAACTTAACTGTTGGCGGAATCTCAAAATCTACACGGCGTCCCGATTGACCGGCAGTCCCCGAATATGATCGCCCATTAGTTGATGGGATAGAAACTTGGGTTTGTGAAACTTTAATTTTTTCATCATTACGCCAATAAGAACTCATTTTATAATATGTAATATAAAATAAATATGAAAAATAAATTTAAAAAAAATTAAAAAATTAAAAAAATTATTGAGTTCTTCCAACAGCTTGAGTAACAACATCAGCAGTAGTTTCTCCCCTTGTTTGAGATGAAATATCCTCTTCTGCTGTTTCTTTACTCACATCTGCCGCCTTTTCTTCTCCAATACCTTCAGTAATAGAACCACCTAAACTAATCAAAGCACCAGTCCCTTCTAATACTAAACTTAAGGGAGTAACACCACCAGTAGCAACACCAGCAACTTCTAATGTTGAACCAATAAGATTTGCAATATTACCAGCACGAGAATAATTATTAGAACCAAAAACATCCATATCTTTTTTACCCTCCATTAATCTATTTATGTCTCCTAAAGCATCAATACCACCTCCTAATCCAGCAATACCAACTTTACCGACTGTTGCTACTCTTGCTCCAAACTTCGCTGCTCCTTCTGCGGCAAGTTCAGCACTAGATTTAGCACCAGCACTACCAGCAACTTTACTTGCGTCTTGTTCTGCTAATTTTGCTTCTGCTGTATATGTTTCAGTTGTAGCACCTTCTCGTCCAACATTCTCAAGAGATTCGTTTAATTGTGGTTCTACTAATGGTGCTCTTTCAGCACCCACTTCTCTTGCTAATGTTTCTTCTTTTGTTATTGGTACTTCTTCGAAATCTCCAAAACTACTAAATTGTGCTTTTCTTGTTTTTTGATTTTTACCAATAGCCGCTAATTTACCACCAGCAGTAGCACCACTTAAAATATTCTTTTGTAGTTTAGAACTTCTATCCTCATCTTGTTCTAAATTAGCAGTATCTAACTGCTCCGCAAGACTATTATTAAAATCTTGGGTCGCTTGGTTCATCTCCCTCGCTTGTTGAGTTTGTGCGTTGGCTTGTGCGATACTTGCTCCACTTCCATATAGATCCATTTTATATTATAACAAAGTTTTTAATTTTAATAAATTTAAAATAATTTATTTTCACCTTCAGCAATCTTTGTCTCAAATCTAATGTATGCGGTTGCTGGATTAGTTTGCATATCAAGGTATAAGAAAGAGTAAGGGGCATCTCCAATTGCTTTATTATATAAATCCATAAATATATTAGGGAATAAATCGCCATACTCTTCTTGGACTTTGTCTAATTCTTTTTGATTTTGCTGTTTCATAATAATTACATCAGTAGCATTATTACGAATTAAACCGGATACAGCACGGAAGGATTGAGTTGTGAAAGCAAGTAATCCAATACCATAATGACGGAATCTTGTTGCGAGAAAACTTACGGCATTTGTCTTTTTAAAATCCTTGGTTAAAATATCATCTAAAACCATTGCTACTGTTGGTCTTTCAAAATCCTCATACTTCTTTTGACTTTCTATAATGTCCGTAATCATCTCATCATTATAATGATCTTCACAATCAAAATATTTATTTAATAATTTACCCTTGGGGTCAGCATTAAGAGTGTTACTTATAATTTTCACAATATCAAACTTGTCTTTATACATATCGGGGTTGCATAGTAAATTTACTAATAGATTAGAATTAGAAACTGATATATCATTACAATAAAATCTATGATTTTCATTTTTTACTGATATATCATAACATTCTACACAACCATAATATTCTTTGTATTTAATTTTTTTCATACCATTTTTAGTTATTATCATTTCATTATCACAATCTTTCATAGGTTTCATACCATTTATAGTATGAAGTTTATGATCTTCAGTTAGTATTAATTCAAAATCATTATCTAATATTATTTTATAACATTCTTTTTTATCTTGTTTAAAAACTTCTTCTACTTCTACAAATCCATTATCACTTAATACTTTATCCCCTACTTTTACATTTTTAATATATTTTTTACCTTCAGTTGTTTCTACTAATGAATATTCAAAAAGACATTTACCTTGTTTCACTGAACCAACAATTAAAAGTAATGCCGGCGGTTGAGGTAAGTGAGGATGTATGTCCGCATATCTATCATCGGGGTCGGGATCTTTAACCTTGAAAACCTTGGGGGGTGCTTTTGCTTTTGGTTGGTTTTTATTTCTTAGGGCTGCTTGTCTTAATTCTTCGGGCGTACAATCACAATTTTTTTTACCATTAGGACACTTCGGCATATTATATAAGTATAATATATATTTTTTTTATATTTTAAATTATAAATATGAACCAACATTTTTACATCAATCTAGAACATAGAAAGGAAAGAGATTTAATTACTAAACAAGAATTAAAGAAATTAGGAATCAAGAAACCAAATAGATTTAATGCTATTACTCATGAAATATCTTTGGTTGGTTGTGCTTTATCGCATATTGCTTGTTTGGAAAAGGCTAAAGAATTGGGTTGGTCTCACGTTATTGTGTTTGAAGATGATATTAAAATAGAAGGTAAAAATTCATTACTATCTAAATTTAATAAATATATTAAAACTGATTTTGATGTTTTATATTTAGGTTGTTGGAATTATTTACCACCGGAAAAAATAGAGAATGATTTAGCAAAAGTTGTAAGAGCAGTATGTAACCACGCTTACATAGTTAAAGAACATTATTACGATACTTTCTTACAAAATCTTAAAGAAGGTATCGAATGGAAATTAAAAGAAGATATAAGAGATAATAATATTGATGAATATCACCATACATTACAAGCAAAAGATAATTGGCTTACATTATTACCAATCCATATAACACAGAGAGACGGATGGAGCGATAATTTTAATGAGGTTAGAAATTTTAGCGAAATGATTAAGAATATCCCACAATAGCTTTAATAAATTCAGTTGTTTTTTCATCAAAGGATATATTGGACGGGTCTAATTTAGACCCATCACTCTTAAACTTATCTTTATCAATTGTATTTTTATTATGAACTACAGCAGTCATATTATATAATGGGTTAGTTAGTGATATAGTTTTTAATTTTGCCGATTGGGTCAGTCCTAGACCCTCTGCTTTATTTGAGTGTAAAAAACCACAAGTTTTATTATACCAAGATTTAGTCATCATTAATGTAGCTTCGTGAATTAGTTTTTTATTATCACCACAATCTAAAGCATAGAAATCATCTTTTGTATATGGGGGATAAATAAAGATCATTTTATTACAGCCAACGCAACCCGAGTTATTTTTTTTTAGTGTTTCAAAGGAATGTGATATATATGTTGGTTCATATAAATCATCATCGTCCATAAATACAACTAAATTGTTGTTTGCGTTTTGTATTAGTCTATGTCTTTTTTCACCTATACTTAATCGTGTTTTATTTCGTATATACTTTAATTTAATCGGTTTAATAGCTGAACTGAAATCTTCATAGTTTTCTATGAGTGGTTCATCGCCATCATCGTGAATCACAACTTGTAGCAACTTGTGGGGGTATTCTTGTATCAATAGATTTCTTAAAACAAAGGGTATAAAATTTCGGCGATTGTAAGTTGGAATCAAGATTGATATTTTAGGCAAATCCATTTATATTATACTTTAGATTTTATTTTTAATTTAACCCCACAACCAACCTTTCGATATTTCTTCTTCTTTCTTTTTTTGCAAAGTAATATAATTTTTGATGAGTGATATATCAGCTTTTATTCCTATTAGATCCGTTTTGATTTTATTAATATTTTGATTGATTTGATGAACTTCATTCTTCACCTTCTCAATTGGTTTTGTTTCAAAGGGATTGGAATAATCACTCATATATATTTTATCAAAATATTAAAATCCAAATTAAAAAATAATTAAATAATAAATATGGAAGCTATAACCCCAAGACCTTTACCCGAAAACATAGATGATTGGAGCGATGAGATAGAAGAACTATTAAGTGAATGGGGTGAAGTCAGTATGTGTTATGCTTACTTACATAATTATAGTCAAAGAAAATATAAAAAGAAATATCAACATTTACAAATTCCAATTATTGTTTTATCAACATTAACTGGTGTTGGTAATTTCGCAGTTGATAGTTATATACCGGCTGATTATCAACATGGCTTTACAGCAGTTGTTGGTGGTTTTAATATCTTCTGTGGTATATTAGGCACATTAGGATCATTTCTTAAATATGCTGAAACATTTGAGGGACATCGTATTAGTGCTTTAGCTTGGTCTAAACTTGGGAGAGCGATTGAGATTGAGTTATCATTACACGATAAGAAAAGAAAACCTTGTAGAGATTTCTTAAAAGTATGTAGAGCTGAATATGATAATTTATTAGAATCATCACCTAATATTGATTTGGATATTATTTCTATGTTTAACAAAAAATTTAATGATGATTATCCGGATGTTAGAAAACCAATTATATGTAATGGTCTCAAAGCTATTGTACCTTATAAGAATCATACTATTGTGAAAGAAACAAATGAAGAAGAAGAAGAAGAAGAAGAAACAAGTATAAATCTAAATGGGTCAGTTTTAGACCCATAGGTCATTTTAGACCCATAGGTAATTCATTTTCATAGAGCTTATTTTAGGTGATGGGTCAATTTTAGACCCATATAGATTAATACCATTTTTGTAATAAATTAATAGAAAGTATAAAGAGTAATCATTTTGTAATAATAATAAATAAATTTTAATAATTTGTAGAGATTTTTTTTATGTTTTATACTATAAAAGTATGAGTTTTATGCCGGAAGTTAAGATGGATTTTATACCCGATGATATGAGCGATGAAGAAACTACTACTATTGATGAATTTAATCAAGAAAAGGATAAGACACAGATGACGAAGTCACCCAAAGGAGAAGAGATAGAAGAAGCTGAAGAAATTCAAGAAGTTAAAATACCAAAAGCTAAATCAAAGCGTGACGATATGAATATAGATGATATATTTAATATGCCTTCGGCTTCGCCCAGCGCAGTATCGGTAGATACTAATGTTAAACTAACAAAGAAAGGTAAGCCTCGAAAGAAGAGACCACCTATGAGTGAAGAACACAAGGCTAAACTCGCAGTCGCAAGGGAGAAAGCTATGGCTGCTAGAAAAGCAAAAGCTCAAGAAAGAAAAGAAAACAAAGCATTAGAAACAGAAGAAAAAGAATTACTAAAGAAACAAAAAGTTAAAAGAGTTAAGAAATTAAAAGAAGAAGTAGAAGATAATGAAGATGGGTCAATTATAGACCCACCTAAAGAAACTATAAAAGAACAAACATTTTCTAAAAAAGATTTAGAAGAAGCACAATTACAAGCAATTATGAATTATGAAAAAATTCGTAAATCAAGAAAAGAAAAAAAGAGAATAGATCAAGAAAAGAATAAAGAAGAAGAAATGCTTAAGGCACAATTAAGGAGAGCAGTTGCTCCTCCTCAACAAGAATACAATCCCTATGCTAATTGCTATTAGTTTAATTTAAACATTTTTTTATATTGCTTAATATTAGTATTACGATTTGTAGATGCCCCCCATAATATATAATAACTTAAATAACCAGCCGACTTATAATCCCCCTTCTCCAAATCTTTTTTATGACGAGATCTGTATTTATCTCTTCGTTGCTTGTCTTTGTGTTGGGTATAATCTTCATAACGTGAATCGCCGAATTGGGTTGTTTTTATCTTCTTACCTTCTGCGTCATAAAAAATAGCTTTTAATTTCTTATTCTTTGCCGTACCTTTTTCAATAACCATTTTAGCAACGCTCACCTTCGGTTTAATCATCTTTATTATGATTAAGATATAAAAATATATGTTACAACAAAATCAAAATTACTTTAAATCAAAGATAAGCTACGCTAAACTCTGGAAACCATCCTCATCTGCCTCAACCTCATAATCACTTTCGGTACAAGCTGATCCTTCATCATCACTTAAACTATCTTTTCTAGTTCTTAAAGGTGGTCTATAATCTTTATCAACTTTAATATTATCTTTAAATTCAGCTATTAAATCCGGTCGTCCATTCATAGCCAAAACACTAATAATTTCATCATAAGTAATTTCATCCATTTATATACTCAACATAGAAAATTATTTTGAGTATTTAACTTTAATTTCATCAACACTTAAACCTTCATCTAAATCACTTTGGATAGATTTTGTTAATTCATCACTAGCCCATTCTTGTTTCATATCACTACAAATTAAATCCTCCCACCACGTATCATCTCCATCAACTAACCAATCTTGAGATACAAATGCTTCATATTCATCATCACTCCACGAGGCATAGATTCGCATAACCATTTTATATATTATGATATATATTTAAATTTTAAATTTTATTTTTTCTTTTTTTCTTTTTCTTCGCCCTCAAGTATCTCTTGTATCAATCCTACTGGCGTTCTTCTTACTTTTTGTATCTTATAAATTACTGATGATGTTTTATCTACATTTGCATATTCGCCATCACTATCGTGTATAGATGTTGTAATATCTGCGATCATAGTTGGTTTAGTAACAGTAAATTGTATATCACTTGGATTACCCAAGAAATAATCACTAGCAGCACTATATTTATCAACTATAGATATGATGGGTAAATTCGCACCAGTTGGATTACCACCAATCGCAGTAGCACCTTCTAAAATATCACTTCTTATTGTGTAGTATGGTCTCAATACGCTCTTTTGTAAATCCGTAGCTGTAATGGTTGTTGATTCAGTTAATACAGCAACTTCATTCCATAATTCTAAAGGTTGTGCGTGTGCGGCAGTAAAAGCATCACCAGCATTATAATAAAACTGATCTATACCTCCCGCGTGTTTAGCAGTATAATTGGGGACACAAGTGGGATAAGGTAAAGAGTTATAATACATAACTGCTCCAAATTGATTAGTAACATAATTTTTAGTATCAGTTTGGACTACTTCGGCATTTGTAGTTGGTCTATATAATAAATCACTATTTTCATTATCAACTCTTTTAGTTAAAACATTACTACTACTTGCTTTAGCATTCACAGCATTATAATCAAAACCTAAAATATCCCATAAATTATCTTCCCAATTATCTTCATCAAATCCCCAATCATCTATGTATATTCCTCCGTGACTATCGAATATTTTATAAGGTTCTATATTAAGATTAAATCCATCATATTTAATTGTATTTGTTCCCCGAAGGTGTGAGATGTCGTCTACAAGTTGTTTTGCTGTTTCGGGGTATGGTTGTCTTCTATATGCTTGATTGTATCTTTGATAAGGTTTAAATGTGGGTGAATACCCAAATTGAGGAGGTCTTGGATTAATCTTATAAACTGTATTACCCGCTTCTTGATTTGCTACTGCTGGAGTTATTAATCTTTCTGTTATTCTATTAGGTGGTGTTAATGATTTACTATTAACTGCCGAACTTGGATTATCTGCTGTGTTTTTATTACCAGTATTATTAGCAGTATGAAATCTCTTGAGTTCAAATCTATTAGTTACACCATTATAATTGATTGCTGGATTATTCGCACCAATATAGCTCATAGTCATATATGGGTTTAAATCAGTCATATTTGTAGCTGTTCCCGTGCTTCTAATCCAATTTATTTGTGTTGGATAAGAATAAATAACATCGGTCGCTTTCGTTCCGTCATTTTCCGTTGCTGAAACTCCAATATCAGTATTACCATAACCACTATAAGGAGTAATAATTGCTGTAGAGTATGCTGTGCTATGAAAATCAAAACCAATTCTTCGTCCATATTTAATTGCTTTAAACTCGGGATTTGGTGGTGTTAAATCATCAGTAAATAAATCTCTTGGAGTTCCTCCTACTCCCGCATTCGCAATACCAATCAAATAAATAGTTTCGGGGTTATTACCATCCGCATCATAATTAGTATGTTCTATAGGAGCAAAAGAACCATAACTAAAACCACTCGTATCTACATAATTAGAAGGTGAAATAAATACATCTCTTTTAGAATCATCATAAGAAAAAAATACTGGGACACTAGACATCTCCACATTATTAGGTGCTGGTCGTTGAGTAAAAGCATCATCTCCAAATGCTTCATTCCTAATATCTACGGCTGGATCAATACCTACTAATGATGTATTATATTTATTCATATGAAAAAATCTACTATTATTAACAGTTGGTCTTTCTAAATTACCAACATTAGTATCACTATAATAAACTGTATCTTCTAAACCATCCCATAGTTCGGGATATAATGCTTGAGCGTCAAAAAAATCTCTTATTATTTTTAAATTATCTTCAGTATATAATACATTTAAGGTAAAAAAATAATTACCATTTTCGGTCTGTGCTGCATTTATAGGAGTAGTGGTAATGGTTGTAAATCCTTCAAATGGATATAAAAATTTAGCAATTAATCGTCCCGTACTATCAAATATTTCGGGAGATTGTTGGTTATTATTTAATAATTTATGCATTCTTCTACCCATCTCAAATATTTCGGGTCTTTTAACTCCTATATAACCAAATGTAGCAATATAATCTATACTATTTTGAGATACATTCGCATCGGTTACTGGTAAAACTTGAGCCGCATAAGCATCATAAGCATCTTTAGAAAAATTATAAACATTTTGAGCGTTGATGGGTTTAAAAGTATTAGTTTCAATTGTTTTAGTTAATGGTCTAACAAAATTATCACCATCTAGAATCTCGAAAATATCTTCATTTTTGGTTTCTGTTAATTGTTGAGTAATTTGGTCTGCTACTGCTGAAGGAGTATTAAATCCTCTATTGACTTCTATATCTAATTTATCTCTTACTCGGTAATATGTAGCTTCACTAAAAATACCATTATGATCTATAGATGGGAATTGTTCTATATCATGTGTAGCTCCAACACTATAAGCAATTTTATCCTTGATAAATAAAGTGTATCTTGTATTATCTACTTTTTGTTTAAAAAAAACAACATCATTAGCATCCTCTCTTTTTCTATAATCAGCAAAACAAACACATTTAGTATTAATAGTAAAACGAGAGACTGGTAATCCCTCCGTTTCACTATCTCTTATAGTAAATGCTAATGGAGTATCACGGAGAACACTATTTCTAACAAATACATTACTTGCATATCTTCTTGGTTGTTGTACGTAATTAGGATATTCATTATTGGTAATAAAATAACCAAAAACTAATGGAGCTAAATTATCTCTTAAATCAACTGAATCATTTTCTACTTCAGTTGTTGTAATACTTCTATAATAACCTAAACGATATTTAGCATCATAAGTATTA